ACGCAATCGTCAGCATGGGGCCTCCGGGACGGTAATCGTCAGGGTGTCATCGTCGAGCGTGAAGGTCGGCGCCGCGGCGTCGAGCCCGAGGTCGATCAGCACCGCGGTTTGTTTCTGCACCGCGGCAGCGAGCTCGACGCGCGCCTGACGCGCGATCAGCTCGCACCGCTGCGCCTCGCTGCAGATCGCGCGCAGCCGCCAGTAGGCGGCGGCCTCGAGCGTCCGCGTCATGCGATGACGCCGGCCATCTTGTCCCAGTCGGTCATCAGCTGCGACTCGATATCGGGATCGCCGGCCGCGGTGACCGTGCCGCCGACCTGGAAGTTGTACGACGTTTCGAAGTTCAAGACGTTGGGCCGGTTGACGAACGAGGGCGCCAGCGCCTGGGCGGCCTGTTGCGCGTTCTGGTTGACCTGGTGCGCGAAGTCGGCGCGCTCGGCGTGGTGCAGCGTACTCGGATCTTCCTCGAGCACCTGCCACGCGATTTTCGTGAGCGCGTTTTGCAGGCGCTGCTGAAACCGCCGATCCGCGGCCAAACTCTGCTGGGTAAAGGCGTCGTTCATGGCGTACTCCTGGCGTAAGTCAGCGTTGCGAGAAACGCGCGGAGGGCGGCGATCTCCACGTCGTGCTGCTGCCACCCGACGATCAGGTCGGGCACGAATTTGCTGTAGTCGGTGCCCCACGGATGTGTGAGGTGCGCGCCGTCGGCGGTCGTCTCGTCGGTGCCGGCGGTGACGGCGCGCGGATACAGCGCGTGCGCTTCCTGCGCGAACACGCCCCGGTCGCGGACGCCATCGGCCTTCCACGTAAAGTCATGGATCACGACGGCGCGCAGGGCCGTCAGATCCGAGGCGCGCCCGCCATCGACTTTGAGCCGCTGATCGGACGCCGTCCCGAAGATGACGCCCGTCACGCCGGACTGCGCGATATACCCCGCCAGGCCCCCCGCACTGTTGAGGAAGACATGGAAGTTGCCCGTGTTGGCGGCGCTGACATTTTGTGCCACCAAACCCGCCCCAGTCGTTGACCCAAACACCAGCCCGACGGCTTGCGAGTAGCCGGGTAACGGCGTCGCCGAGCCGACTAGCACCTCGCCGGTCGCCGCCAGCCGCAGCCGTTCGGTGACGCCGGTCAACAACCGCAGCGCGGCGGCGCTACTGATGTCGGTCATGATCTGCGTGCCGGTGAAGGTATTCCCGCCCGCGAGTTGCGCGACCTTGGCGAGCGCGCCGTCGATGTCGTTGTAGAGCGCCGTTTTCACCGCGTTGTTGATCACGGTGCCGGTGGTGCCGGTGCCGTCGTCGTCGATCCAATTTGTTCTGACGATTGTGACGGCCATTATCTTGTCTCCGTTATTCCGGTGGCTTGTATAATTGCGGGATGACAAAACCGTGCGAACAATGCGGGGCCACGATGGCGGTCAAGCCGTCGCTGATGGCGCGCAAGCGGTTCTGTTCTCGGGCGTGCCACGGCCGCTCGAAGATCGCGCATCTGCTGGCGACTCGGCGTCCACCGACCGCGAATGCTGGTTCGTTTCGGAAGGGCGACAACGTCGGCCCGGCGAATGCGAAGTGGGTCGCGTCGGTGCCGTTGGTCTGTGAACAATGCGAGCGCACGTTCGAGCTGAAGCCGTGGTACTTGCGGGTGCGCGAGAAGCACAACGGCCGCGTCCGCTTCTGTTCGCGGGACTGTCAACGCGCGCATCGCCGACTGGAAACGGGATCGCTCTCGCACAACTGGCGCGGCGGTGGCGATCTGATCCACGGCACGTTCTGGCGACGCCGTCGTCTCGAAATCATTCGAGCGCAGGACGGGTATTGCGCGCGCTGTCGTCGTCAACTGGGCCTCGCGCTGCACGTGCATCACATCGAGCCGCGACAGAAGAATACGAACCGCGAACAGGTCCACCGGCACGACAATCTGATGGGCCTCTGCGATCCGTGCCATACGGCCACGCACGCGAGCCACGCCACGGCGAACCAGCAACGCGCGTGGAAAGCCGCCTTGTTGGCGTCGCTGTAGTCTCACATCGCACCCTGCCGGAGTAGCCGCAACATTTCCTCTGCCGAGAAGCGGATGCTGGACGCCTCGACGGTGTAGGTCGGGTGAAGGTTCGGGATGTTGAACTGCGCGACGCCGACGCGCTGAATCAGGAAATCCCCGCGCAAATTGATCGGCGGGCCGAGGTTGATCGTGGCGGTCGCGCCCGCGATGGTGTTGATGTCGCGGCAGACGTAGGTCACGGTGATGATGCCGACCTTGCCCTCGCTGTCGAGTTCGGCGAGCAGATCGAGCCGCGCCTGACAGCGTTCGACGCCCTCGAGGTACCCGAGCCGGCCATCCTGGATCTCGTCCTCAATGATGCCGTCGCTGCCCGGGAGCTGCGCGCGGACCGCGGCTTGCGCGTCGAGGTCGTCGACCTGGACGAACACGTTGACCGGGTCGCCTTTGAGGATGGTGTACTTGATCACGCCGAGGCCGGTGGCCGGGATGCCGGTCAGCATCGCGGCGGCGACGGCGGTCGTGTTGAAGTTGATCGTCGCGGAGATCGATCCCGGCCCACTCGCGGGAATCCCGAGCAGCGCGTTGCCGCTGATGCCGGTGTATCGAATGTTCAGCGACCCGACGATCGCCCAGCCGCCCGTTGGCAGGAACGCGGCGACCGAGGCGACCGGCAGCGTCGCCGATCCGGCGAACACGTTGCCGTTGGGTTGTTGTAGCCCCGAGAGATCGCTGGTGGGCGCGTTTGCGCCGAGGCTCGCGTCGGCCAGCACGTCGAGGTATGTGGTCGTCGTATTGTCGGCCAGCGTCACGAGCAGTTGCAGCTGGCTCGCGTTCGCCTTCGTGCGATAGATCACGCGCGCGGTGACCGTCGCCGCGCCGAGTGGAACCGCCGACAGTTGCACTTGCGCGGCCTGCGCGGTGCCGACCGTGAGGGCGGCCGCGCCGAGGGCCGCGTCGGTCACCGTATCGACCAGCGTCGTGGTCGTGTTGTCGGCGATCGTGGCGACGAGTTTCAACGTCCCGCCCCCGCTGTTCGCGGGCGTCCGGTAGACCTTGCGCGCCGTCACGAGACTGTTGCCGACCGGGATCGCGGTAAGGGGGATTTGTTGCAGCGTCGCCGTGTTGGTGCTTTGCGGCGCGCCGCCGAGGTTTGCATTCGGGGTCGAGTCGTTATACGTCGTGGTGCTGTTGCCACTAATCGTCGCGACCCATCGTAACCCCTGCCCGCCCGAGCGGCGATAGAGGGCCCGCCCGGTCACGCCGGGCGGGCCGGTCGGAATCGTCGACACGTGCACGGTCTGCCCGGCCAGGATCGTCAAACTCGATCCAATCGGCCCCGCCGGGGTCGCCCCCGTCGCGGTGACGAACGCGACCGCGTAATCATGCGCGCCCGCATCGACCCCGCCCGACCCGGTCGTGTTCGTCGTTGGCGGCCGCCGCCCATCGGCGAACGTATCCGGGGCCACATCGGTATAACTCGTCGTGCCGTTCGACAGCACCGCGACCCGCTGCCAATAAAAGACGTTGTTGTTGTTGACGTTCGACACGCGGTACAAGCGTTTCTCCGTCGTCCCCGTCGGCCCGACGGGAATACTTTCGATCCGCACGGCGTTGCCGCTCGGGAGCGGATCGAGCGTCACGTTTTTCACTTCGGTCGTTTCCCCCTGCGTATTCGCAAACGTGACGGCCCAATGGTGATACTCGCCAGCGGGAACCGATCCCCCGCTCGTCGGGGTCGCGGTCATCGCCGGGTACGGGCCCGACGGATCGATCAATCCCCCGCTCGCGCTATCGGGCGTCGGCGCGGTCGTCGGCGGCGGCGTCACGTCCGTGCTCGCGGTCACGCGCGGGCCGGGCACGGTTTCGCCCGTGCTGATCACAAACGACACGGCGTAGTCGTGCACGCCGGGATCGGGCCCGGTCCCCGGGCCGGGCGCGCCCGGCGTCGGCGCGGTCGGCGGCGGGAGAAACACGCCGACCGGGACCGTGAGGCGCGGCCCGGGGATCGATTCGCCGGTCGCGGTTTTGTAGGTCACCGCGTAGTCGTGCGACCCGACATTCACGCCCGCGCCGGGGAGTAACGCCGCGTTCGGCATGCCAGTCGGGGCCGCGCCGGGACCGACGAGCGCGCCGCCGCCGCCCACGACTAGCCCGCCGTACGTCACGCGCTGCTGGCCGACCAGCACGACGCCGCCCTGCGGCAGATACCACGCCGCCGTCTCGACCGGCAGCAGCGTCGCGCCGGGCGCGATCTGGTCGAGCGCGTTACTGCCGCCGAAGTTGCCGAGCACGCGCGTCGCCACTTGCGACAGGTCGCGCGTAAACGCGATCGTCGCCAACGACGGGTGCACGGCGTTGACGATCGTCGGCGGCGTCAGCGCGGTGTTCTCGAAAAACAGATGCACGACCTTGGTGAAGTCACAGAGGAAGTCGCCGCCGACGCGCTTGGCGAGCTGCGCGAACGCGCTCGAGAGCGTCTGCTCGGTGAACGTGATCTGGTCGAGGATCTCGGCGCCGATGTCGGGGTCGATGCGCAGCGCGTAGCCGGCGGGCGCGAACGTCAACAGGCTCGCGGCCACCGCGGCGACGCTGGCGGTGGTGTAGTTGCCCGACGCCTTGCGCCGGTCGAGCGCCCAGGTGTAGTCGATGCACGACACGTCGTAGAGCATGTTCGCGGCGACCGGCTTGTCGCCGACGTAGCGATGGCGCGTGCTCAGAATCGTGCCGCCGAACTCGCGGCGCCCGTTGTTCTTGCTGCCGAGCGTCACCACGACGTCGCTGCCTTCGACGGGCACCCAGCCGCGCGCGGTGAACTGCAGCGTCACCGGCGTGGTGTTGATCGCGTCCGATTTGGTCAGCGACTCGGCCAGGACGCCGACCCCGTGGCCGAGGGCGCCCGATCCGAAGTCGATGCCGCCGATGTTGATAAACATGCGGCTGCCGACATAGTTCGAGCGCGTCGCCCCGGACCGCGCGACATTCGACAGCGCGTACAGCGGGACCTTGGCGCCTTGCAGGACGGGATAGCCCGCGCGCGTGGCGCCCGAGCGCGCGATCCCGCTGAGGGCCTTGGTGAGGATCATGTGCCGTACGGCAGGCGCACGCCCTGCCCGCGCATCAACTGCACCTGGGCGTCGGCGACCGCGCGCGCGATCGCGTCCGCGGTGCCGAGCGGCTGCGTGATGTAAATGTTTTGTGTGACGTGACTGCCGCCGCCCCCGCCCGGCGTGACGAACCCGCTGGCGCCCGGCGTGAAGAGTTCGGGCGCCTTGCCGCCGCCAATCAAATACGACTGGCCCGCGACGACGGGCCCGCCGCTGTCGCGCGTCTGCACGTATTGCATCCCGCCGAACATCCCGACGGTGCTGAGAATGTTGCTCGGGTTCGCGGCCTGCTGCGCGGTGAAGGCGTCGAGACGCCCTTGCACCGTCTCCCAGCTCGCGGTCGCAGCGGCGGCGGCGGCGGCGACCGCCGCGGCGTCCGCGGTGGCGCTGCTGCGGAACGCGCTCGAGGCGGCGCTCGACCGGCTGAACCCCTGTTCATAGGAGGACGCGATCGTGTCGGAGGCGGCGGACGACGCCGCGGCCGTCGCCATCGCGCCCTGCTGCATCGCGTCCTGGGCCTGCGCGTCCTTGAGCGCGGTCGCGAGAAAGGCTTCGTCCGCCTGCTGCTGTTTCAGCTTCGCGACGATCTGATCGTTGATGGCCGCCGTCGTCTGCTTCGTGATCTCCAGGCGCCGCGCGGCGGCGTCCTTCTCGAAATCGGCGGTGCTGGTGAGCACGGCCGTGTACTCCTCGAGCGCGATCTGCACGGCTTTCACTTGTTGCGCGGTCAGGCCGTACATCTTCGCGAGATCACTCTGCGACGCGCCGGCCGACAGGTAGACCTTGATCGCCTCGACCACCGCGCCGTCCATCGTGTCGAGCGTCGTCTGCCAGCCCACCGTCGCGCCGGTGACCGCCAGGGTGGCCTCTTCCCAGGCCTTGAGGGCGCTCGCATCCGCGGCGATGACTTCCTTCTGGGCCGCGAACGCATCGGTCACCGTCGGCACGGCGATCGCGAGATCCTTGGCGCTGTTGCGGACCCCGTCGAGCCCGCGCGCGGCCGGGCCGGTCACCGTCGGCAACTCGCCGGTCTTGCCGGTCAACACCTCGGCCGCCGCGGAGGCTTCTCGAAACGCCGCCGCCGCGAGGTTGGCCGGGCTGATCAGGGTCTTCACCGCATCCGGCAATGCGTTGTACGCCTCGCGCAGCGACTCCAACCAGCCCACGAAGGTCGACAGCATCGGAATCAGGTTGGCCCCGAGCGCGATGCCGAGCGCCTTGACATGTTCCTCGAGGGCGGCGACCTGGAACCCGAACGCCTCGGCATCCTTGGCCTGCTGCTCGGTGAATGGGGTGATGTCGGCCGTGAGGCGCAGCCCCTCGTCGAGATCGTTGAGCGCGTGCGCGACATCCCGATAGCCTTTGCCCAGGACCTCGGTGCCCGCCGCCGCGCGCGCGGACGGGTCCGCGATCCCTTGCAGCCCCGCGGTGACGAGCTCGAGATAGTGATCGGGACCGGCCGCTTTGAGGTCCTCGGTCGAGAGGCCCATCGCGTCCATGCCCTTTTGGAACGCGACGCTGTTCTCGCCCATGCGCTGTTCGAGCTTGAACACGACATCGGTGAGCTGGCCCAGGTCGGCGCCGATAACGTGCGACGCATTCGACAGGCGCGAGAGCGCCGGCACGCTCATGCCGGTCTTGTCGGCCAGGTCATCGAACTTCGCGATCACCTCAGCCGAGTACGATCCCAGCTCAAAGAGCGCCGTCCCGAGCGCGACGACGCCCCCCGCCAAGCCCACGGCCGCCACGCCGACCCCGCCCAGCGATTCGGCGAACTGCCCCGCGACCTGGGTCGCGGTGCCCATCGGATCGCTGATCGTGGACTGGATGTTGACGCCCTCGCCGATCTTCGAGAGCTTCGCCGCGGCGGTGTCGGCGCCCGTCTCCATCCCCTTGACGGCGGCGGTCGCCTTCGCGGCCTCGCTGGTGAAGGCACTGAAATCCGCGAGCAGCGTGCCGGTCAGGGCCATTAGTCGGCCTGGCTCGCGTTCAGGTGATCGACGAGCACGTCATAGACGGCGCGCGGGAGCGCGTCCACCCACTCGTAGCGCCAGCCCCCCATCGCGCGGCAGATGTTCATGGTTGAGAGGACGCGAGTTCTAAACTGGGTGTCTTTTTTTTTGCGTCGAGCGCCGCGGTCTCGGCGGCCTCGTGTTTGTCGAGCGCCGCGGAGATCTCGCGCATCCGCGGCACCTTCAGACTCTTCAGCGTCGACCGGCGCACCTCTTCGGGGTCATCGAAGTCGTAGGCGAGCGGCTGCCCGTCGACGCCGCAGATCGACCACCCGACGAGATACGCCAGCGCCTTGGCGAACGGCTTGCGGTCGGCCATCGCCGACAGCATCTCGAGGTACTGGCCGGCGTTCAGTTCCTTCTGCACGTCGAGATAGTGCCCGTCCGACAACGGCAGTCGGACGATTTCCGGCGCGACGACCCACGATTCACCCATAGGGTTACTTCACCAGTGCCTGCGGCGGCCCGAGCGTCGCCGTCAGCGACGCCTCGGACCGCGTCAGGGTTTTGATCGGCCACCGCCACTCGCCTTTCGCGTGCTTCGCGGTGAAGACGAGCGGCGTCTGCGCCATCTTGAACGCATCGGCCAGGACCACCGTCGCCGTCAGCGTCCAGGCGGTCAGCGTCTTGTCCGTCGGGGTGACCGTGTAGCCGTGAATGGCCGCGGCGGTGTAGTGCCCCCACTTGATCGACCCGATGACGCCCGACAGCACGACGCACCTCGCTTTATGGATGCGTCCACGGGCCCGAGGCCACGAACGCGCCGCTGATGGACACCGCGCCATTGGCGGGGCACGAGATCTTGCCGTCGAGCAAGCCGCGGCCCGAGAAGTGCGGTGGCGTGGTGCCCAGGCTCGTCGGGTACAACTCCAGGTACGGCGCGACCGTGCCGAAAATCACCTGGAAAATCACCAGGCCGTCCACCGGGTCGTACATGCCGCCGAACGTGCCCTTCAAATCAGGGAGACCGACCACGTAGACCTGGTTCGTGTCACCAAAACAGGTGACTTTGACCTGATCTTTCGCCATGTCGAGATCCCATTTGTCGAGCGAGGCCACGAGGACCGCGCCCACCCCGCCGACCCCGGTCGGGTCCATTTTGATCTGTCCGCTCTTGCCGTGAATGCGATCGATCGCTGCCATAGCGTGGTCCTCGAGTTTCCGGGTTACGTGACGAGCGGGGCGACCATCACGTGCAGGTGGCCGCCGCAGCGGTTCCAGCGAATCGACGGATCGATGTCGTCGACTTCGACGGTCTCGATCTCCTCCTCGAACTGCGTGAGCATTGCGCCGTAGCCCGTCAGCGACAGGTCGGCGTCGGTCAGC